ATACTTTAAATAGTCTTGGAGTCTTCAACTGGGACATTCCATGGACTACAATTAATGCAGTAGACGGATCAACTGGTCAAACGATTGAAGGTAATGAGATTACATTGAACGAATTATTGAATCTAGTCAAAAAGGTTGGAACCGGTGGAGATCAAATTGCGTCAGCGATCACAGCTGCGTATGTTGGAACAGTTGGAACAGATGCACAAATGCAGCAAGCTTCAGGATACGAGGAAAAAATCCAGAAGTATCAAAGAAATTTATACGATCAAACTAGCGGGCCTTATTGGAATAGAATATATGGACCAGTAAACGTGATAACCAAGTCGACTAGAAGAGAGCGAGGAATTCAAACTGGCTGGGAGACAAATCCTATTGTTTTGAAATTTCATTACACGTTTAGATCATTCAATGGAATGAGTCCTAAAATCGCTGCGCTTGATATTATTTCAAACTTCATGAACTTAACATATCAAGATGCTCAATTCTTGGGTCAGCTTGCAAGATACTTTCCTAAGCTTGGAATAAAATTCGATCCTACCACAACTGAGGCAATCGGTAATATTTTGACCAGCTGGGGTTCAACTCATGCTGGTAATAACTCACAAGAATTCGGTACAATTTGGGCAAATCTAGTGGGCGCAGTAAAATTGGCCGGAAGTAAAATAGTGTCAGATCCGCTTGGAGTTGGACAAAAAGTTTTACAGACTGGATTAATGAGACCTGATTTGCTGGGCGGAACAATTCCGGAGCTAATTTCAATCAAGTCGGCCTTATCTGATAGACCAGTCGGTGAGTGGCATATAGTTGTTGGAAATCCAATGAACCCCATATTTGTAATGGGGGATCTACTCTGTTCAGACGTTAAAATGGTATGGGATGATGAGCTTGGACCTGACGATTTTCCGACCGGTGTAATGTTCACAGTCACATTAAGACAAGGAAAGCCTAGAGATAAAACTGCAATTGAAAGAATGCTGAACCACGGTCAAACTAAATTAACAGCTGGCGCTCTTAGAACTTCATCAGCCGATGATACGTTCGGAGAACAGAATAATACTGCTTGGAATTCTTTGACTAACTCTGAAACTACTCCAGATAAGCTAGGCAAAGTATACTCTCAACTTGATGCCGGAAAGAAAAAGGCATATCAATCGTTTAGGGATAGATTCTTGACCGGCTATGGATTTGACAAGGTTGGTGATAATTTCACGGCTGCCTCAGATAAGAGTAAACTGGACGATAGCTTGTTACTATTGTACTATCAGCGTCAATACGGAAATAACTAATTAAACATGATAGAACTTGCAATACTTGGAAAAAAGATAAGTTTTACCAAAACCAACGGGGATTCGGTGGTTGACCTAACTAGGCGAAGCGTTTCGTTTAGGGGAGTAACTGTGAATCAAGGTAAAACGTATATAGTTGAAGATGGATTACAGATGAGAGGTGATTTAATTTCTAAAATATTTTACCAGACTTCAAGCTTCCTATGTCTTTTACTGAAATACAATGGAATTTCAAATCCATTTGCAATTGATGTGAATGACATCCTTAAATTACCCGACGGTTCAGTACTATCAGCAATGCTATCTAATCCAGATAGATTAAATGGATCAGATAATAATTGGACAACCTCAACCAGAAAGAAGAAGAAACCTCAATTCATTAAACCTGCTACTAAGCAGGATCAAAAGCGTCTTGACTATTTAGCAACTAAATACGGAACGGCGGTCGCTCCGACTACTGCAGCCAAGGACACATCGGTCAAGATAGCAAATGGAAAGGTCGTATTTGGTTCAGGAGTTACATCGATTAAAAAAGAAGATTGCCCTGATCCAATTTCAAGAACTAAGCTTCTTTCAACTTTGTTAAAAAATAAAATTAACGGTTAATGGGATTAGAAAGCATAATTCTTACTAAGATTGATCCTAAATTGACTCCACCGAGTCTTGACATTCTTGATCTAGAAAAACCGGATGGTGATGTTCAGAGAACGCCTGATCGTACTGGATACGCAGATCAGCTTGGAAAGAAATCTCCGCTGATCAAGATAGGAAATGCTAGAATTGCATCTACTGATATTATAGCAGCCTCAATTTATTATGATGATTTTATTCCGAAAATACATGTAAGCATTTTTGATTCAATTGGAACGTTCACGTCCGTTACTTTTCCCAAAAAGAATCCGCTATTAACAATTTACATTGCAAAAAGTCATGCTAAGCTAAATGAGCTATGTCAGACATTTTTAATAACAGACATTCAATCGATCCCAATGAGTCAATCGATCATTAGATACGATTTCTATGGCGAACTATACATCCCAAAATTGAATGGAAATTTCATAAAGTCATATTCAAACATGACTTCACAAGAGGCACTACAGCAAATAGCTAGAGAGCTTGAAATCGGATACGCATCAAATGAAGAAACATTTGATGATAAGATGACATGGATCAACCCAAATCTGAACTATAAGTCCTTCATCAAGACGATTGCGGATCACTCATTCAAAAATAAAGACTCCTTTTTTGAGTGTTTCATTGACCGATATTACACACTGTGTTTAGTGAACGTTGAAAATCAGTTGAAACCGTTTGACAGTGATAAAGACATTCCAATGGGATATGCTGCGACCTCAACTGAATATATTGACCTAAGTTTGGCAAAAGATGCATCTGAAAGTCTTAGCATTGACGAACAAGTTCCAATAATCTTGACAAACGGATCAAGTCTTGGAGCAGGATCAGATTTTACGATTGTTGAATACTCAATGATGAGTGAAAATGGAAGTATTCTAAAAAGATCAGGTTTCAGAAAGCGACTACAAATGTATCAACACGGAGAGGAAGAAGCTCTTAAAGATTGGTTCGTTGAACCGCTATCAACTGTCTCACCAGACGGAGAACAGGTGCATCAAACTCCAGATCTCACCGATTACACGGACGAAGGCAATGAAGTAGTCAAATGGATGGGAACAGATTATGGAAATTCTCACCTAAGTTACAAGTACGCAAAATTAGTGAATCATCATAATCGTGAAGAAACTGAAAAGCATCTAATGAGAGTCAAACTTGACGGCATTAATCATAACATTAGCAGAGGAGCCAGAGTAGCGGTTGACATATATGGAGATAGATTAAAGAGAGCTAGCGATGATTCGACCAAGGACGAATTAATAGTACAAGACAGTCAACAGGACAGAGACAAGACCGGTAGAGATACGGCTTCTGCTCAAATTAAGGATGAGTACTTAAGCGGAGCTTATTACGTTAAAAGTATAGAGTATCACTACAATGCAATGGCTGAACCTAGACAAAAGTTTTCAACAGTAATGATGCTAAGTAGACGTAGTTGGTTACCTGAACCTAAAATGGAAAATAAAATTTAATAATAATGGCTCAATTAATAAACGGACCTAAGCGTTATAAACAATTCGTAAAGAGCGCGCTAGCCGATGTACAGGACCCAGTATTTCTAACCTTTGATCTTGACTTTTTTCCAAATCAAGCTGATGAAAAATCTGCCTGGATTCCAACGGTAACCTCTACTACAGGCGATGACTTGTATTGGGATAACTTATTGCGTCCAGCTAGAGATAAGGAGTCTTTGGCAACAAATTCTAAGTACGTGAACGTAGAATGGTCCGCTCAAGATTGGCTATTAGAGTACGGATCGGCATGGACAAAACGAACTTCCGGGTTCTTAACTGCTGCGATTGCACAGTTAAGAAAACTTCAAGAATCTCCATGGTATTTCCAATCGATTCAAGGAGTTGATCAACTGTGGAAAGCCGCATCTAGAGTTAAGGAAGGAGACAAAAAGGTAGAGATTACCATAAATTGTCTAGATTCAATCGAACAGCCTTTGCTTAAGTTCGCGGGGTACTACCGTAAAGCAATTTACGATGCGGATAAACTATGCTACACCCTACCCGATAATTTAAGAACTTTCGACATGACGATCACCCTATTTGAAATTAGAGACATTGACGATCGTTCTGCTAATTTAGCGAGCGGGCTACACCAAATAAAGTACAGACTACAAAGATGCGAATTTGATTTTTCGGAGACGCTAGGTGGTCCAACAAGCGGTAGTGAAATTAAAGCCTACACTGAGGATAAACCGTTTAGCACATCGTTCAAGATCAGGGCAGGTTGGGTCATAGAGGAATCCGAATCTTCAACGGATTCAGACTATCATTCACTGGGTATTTTTGCGGGACTCGCCAGTTCACTCGAGGGTAGAGCTCAAAGGTTCTTATCTAGTGCAGCAAGACTTCCCGCTAGAATCATTGGAGACTTAACCAATCAATTGCAAACCAGACTTGAAACCTCTTTATCACAAAACGTGTATAATAGAAGTACAGAAGTTCTTGGAACAAATGAGGTATTCGGAAGACGTGCACCGGTTGGACCGACCGGAGGTCAAGGCGTCAATGATGATGTTTATCCAGGAGCTGACATAAACAAAATAATTAGGGACGGAGAACTGGGAGACGTTTATCCATAATTAAGATATGATAACTTCAAATAATGAAATTGTAAAAGACTCGACTGGCGCAGAACTAATCGTTACTCGATACTTAGGTGAGGTGGTTGACGTAAAAGATCCATTGAGAGAAGGCCGTTGTAGAGTCAGAGTATTTAGCATATTCGATAATTTGGCAGTCGAAGACATTCCATGGGCAATACAGATGAAAAAGCCGACGTTCTTTGGCCAATATGCCAAAGCTGGATCAATTTCAATTCCAAAGAAAGGTTCAATTGTTGAAGTTGTTTTTAATAATGGAAATCTCTACTCACCAGAGTACGGTCAGATCCAAGAAATAGGAGACGATATCAAGGAGGCCCTACAATCCAGCACGGATTACGAATATGAGGGAGCTCATTACATTCTATTTGACGGAGATGAGCATATTAAAATATACTTCACTAAGGGTAGGGGACTAACTTTTGAAATGAAGGATTCGTACTTAACGATTGACCAAAATTCAAAGATTGAAATTTATCATAAGGACGGACTGTCCTCAATGGAATTTGATGGAAATGTCATTAACGTTCAAAGCTCGTCTCAGGTAAACGTCACGTCTAACGTGATAACTCTAGAGGGCCAAACGATAAACGTTAACGGGCAATTAACCAACATTGGCGCGAATGCAAAAGCTGAGCATGCTGTGATGGGAAATACTCTATTTGAAGTGTTGGTGACTCTGGCCTCAGCAATCGATGCTAAAATGCCAAGCACGCCTGGTGCAAACTCAGCATACGTTACATCGATGCTGCCTAAATTACTATCTGGTACCGTAACGGTAGGAATGTAAATCGAAACGGTCTTCGCATTCAGTCAATACCAACTCCTTATTTAAACCGCTTAGTGAATCACCAAAATGGATTGCTCTAAACCTAAGCTCCTTGGTTTTCTTTGCATGAGCGATGTCCTCAGCCAGGGTTGGAAGATCCTCTCGTTTCCTGAAATATCGGCTTGAGGCTTGGTACTTTCCAAGCAAATCTTCCCTAACCATCTCCATGTGGTGCATCGTTATCAAGTCACGTTCAAAAACCCTAGATCTGGTGTATGAATCATCAGTGAGTCCGCGAGTTGGATCGATATCCGAAAACATGAACTGGACAGAATGGTGTCGACTCTTTGGCCCAATTTCATAAATGAATGGTACTTTAAACCTAGAATAGCCTTGATGCAGAGTTGGAGTCAAGTAGTTTATGTAACGAACTGCTGTTGCCTGTAACTTATCATTTACGATTTGGCGCTTTGCCTCCTCGAATTGTTCCTTTATGTAGAATTCGTCAGCGTCCATTGACATGTAGTGGGTTGCTCCAAGTTCAAGAGCTTTCTCCAAACAAGTTTGTCGCTTATCACATTCGTATTTTTTAGCTCGAATCACATCGTCCGGTTTAGCTAGGGATGATGGAACAAAGTTTGTGAATTCCATTATTACATCAATTAGACCATTCTCCTTGAGCCTCTCTAGTGTGGGCAAAAGTAATGGAGAGCATTGAGTATTTCCCCATGAAACGGTCTGATAAGAAACGATCACGATATCGACGCATTCTCTGACCGATCTGATTGAGGCTTCTAATGTTTCAAGCCCATCGAAAACTACGTAACCTGCAGCTAATTTCATACAAATAAAATTTTTAAACTATCCAATGATCATTTTGCCATTGGCGGACTCCATCAAATGTTCCACGATAGAGAACGCTCCAAAATCCACAATTGCCTGAATGAGTTATGAGAGATTTGCATTTTGCAAGTATCAAAACTGCGCTAAAGAAGTCTACTCCAAAGTCTGGACGAGAATTCCTATCGATTACTTGAGTAACCCAATTGTCCTGTTTGGAAATTCTTGGAATTTCTGATATGTATTTAGCATCAGGGAATTTACCTAAAAATAGTTCAAGAAATTCAGCTTCATCAGTTTGAACCAGGAATTCAATATTTGGATTTTCAGCTCTGACCGCCTCAGCCTGTGAAATGAATTCAGAATAGCTAGCGATCACGGTTTCTCTGGCCTTGTCATTTCCCCTATAGAAAATCGCGCAAGTATTTTCCGGAGAAATTTGATACTTTTTAATGAACTCAGATTCTCGAGATTTAACTCTTTCGCTGGGTTGAAAGTACTTTGATAGGTAAGAGTTCATCATATCAAATTGGATTGTCCGATAATCACAGAATTGCGAATAGACTCCGTCTGAATTTATTTGAACACCATTGGGAACTTCAAAACCCTCAGCGGATTCCTTGAAATAATAGGGAATTAGATTCGTAACTGAGTCGTTTTTATGATACTCGTATTGTTTACTACGATCAATCGAATCTGGTAGATTTCCGTTTATTGATGAGTAAATCACCAATTGAAGAAGAGCCTCAGTCGAACATGAAAAAAATCCAGTACCGGAAGTTATGTCTAAATGGGTCATTTAAGCTATTTGAATTTTTGAAAAGATTAGGTTTTCATGGGTCTTATGAATAGGCACTAGATTAAAAGAGGCACAGTACTCTATGTACTTTTCATCGTCCTTACTATTCGTCTCAACGACAAGGGTCGAGCAGCCGACTGCCTCTAGATTAATTTGAGTCAATATGTCGTAATCTAAACCCTCTGCATCAATTAGTATTAGATCGAATTGTTTGAAGGTGCAATTTTCCAAGAAGGTTTTAAAATCCACAACCGATACGGTTTCTTCAGTGAACTCATTGTCAGTACCTGCCCATCTAGATAATTCAGATTCACATAAAGTTGAAAGAAGATCAGTATCACCTTCATTTAGGTGAGTTCCGCTCGAATAAAATTTAAGTTCCCCGTTTTGAGTACCGATTGCTAAATTGACGCACTGAATTCGCTCATTGTCTTTATGCAAATCTGACAATTTTGAAAATGGGGTTTTTGCAGGTTCGGCTAAAACCGCCGACCAGCCTCTTTCAATTAGGGCCAGTGAATTTGAAAGAGTCTTTCCGTCATTTGCTCCAATATCAAGCAAAGTGCCAGTGAATGAATTTAGATGCTGTAGAAGAATCGCTTCTTCGTCGTTTTGTGAATACATAAAGTAGTGTTTTTTAAAGACCTCTCATTGTGAATATGAGATGATCAGGTTGTTTTTTCTTGTAATATTGTATGTGATTCCCTTCCTCGTGAATCTTTAATCCAAGTTTATTAGCAATGAGACTCGCACATGATTGATCCTGGCGGTGAAATAGAAATCTGGGATCAGCGGATTGACCTTCATGTTCTCTAGAACCTTTGAATTGTCCGTCCCTTGCTGATTTTAGCCATTCATTGATGAATCTTGCGCCAAGCTCGTTCTTTGTGTGAATTCCAAATAGCGAAGTTGAAACATCTTGATAGGTTTCTGCCATATCTCGATCAACTCCAAAGTAATCTAAACATGCATCAGAGCAGGTCTGGGCACAATTGTAACCAGATCTCCAAAAATAATAACCGTCATGGTTTATTATGTCAAGTACTGGATATGGATAGTTAATTGCCCATACCGAACAATCTGCCCATAATATAATATCGTAGTCCTTTTTTAGAGCCTCAGCGAATGCTGCCGCTTTTATGTTATACGGACACATTTTATCAAATTCGTTGTTCGGCCAGTTACTAAAAAATAAAAGATCATGAGCGTATCCATGATGTATTAATGATCGTTTGAGCCTTTGAGAACCTACTGGATACCAGCCGGTTCCATTCGATGCATTCAATATGCAAACTTTAACTTTTGACGCTTCCATTTTTTATTTTAAACCGTATTTTGTATTTGGATTTTCGTGTACATAACTATAATAGTAAAGTGGAGAATCAATGAAATCTTCCTTTCTTATGAGACCCGCTGCCTTTAACCTGCGACTGTAATCATGATCCTCTGCGTATCGAATATCCTTAAAGCCTATTTGAACAGCAAGGTCTCTTCTGATTGGTGTTTTATGATATGGTGTTCTAACGTACTTATAACCGTCAACGTCTTCTGCCCAGTCAGCGTATTTGTTTGAAGCCTTTGCCATGATTGGTGCAGAACCGTCAAACGTGCACCTAACTAAAAATCCAATTGAGTCTGGCGAGTTTGAGTCTATTGAATTAATGATCACTTGCAAATAATCATCGCTTACCCAATCGTCATCATCAATGAATGCAACGTAATTGCTGTTAGCTAATTCTAATAGCCTTTGCCTTTTTAACCCTACTGAAATTTCCTTATTGTCACTAATGTGAACGATCTCACATTGACCTATCAGAGAATTCTTAATGATTTGAGACTGTATGAAGCTTCTTAATTTTTCAAATTGCGGCTTTCTGGTCTCAATCGTTGCGATCAATATTGCAAACTTCAACTTAAAGCCTTTTGCTTTTCTCTGCAAGTACACAGCATTATCTGAGTGATAAAATGATTCTGTGTGTTTATATTGCTCGTCAGTTTGACAGTGACCGTACGCTGGGTGAATGTGATCGAACATTCTAACTGGAGAGTATCGATATTTTCCAAGCAGCATTGATACTTCCATAGCTTCGTTATCACACCACAGAGAAGAATAATCTGGGTGGTATATGTAATTGAATCGAAGATAATAATTTCTACCCAATATTGATAAGGTCATTAATTTTTGACCAGCGTCCTGATCAGGATAGTGCATCACTCCATCGAACTTCGGAAAGTATTGAATGAAATCGCTTTTTATTATTAGATCGAATCCTTCTTTTGTAAAAATCATGTCATCTGACATATTAACGACTATATCCCAGTGTTTGTCATAAGAGTTAATGTCACGGTTTATCGCGTCTATTTTGCTTTTACTATCTCCCAAGAAGACAGTTATCCGATCGTTATTCAGATCGTTGATGTATTCTAAGTAGGTTGGCAAAGTCGGATCGTTGTGATCGAAGCTGCATAGTATTAAGTAGTTTGGACTTGAGCACTTATTTATGATGCTAACTAAGCCTCGATAAAATTGATCGGGTCTACTTCTAGATGTGTACTTGAACAGGATGGTTGGATCTTGACTTCCAGTCTTGGTAAATGCAGTTTCTACTTCTTGGATTACCGCAACGGCGGTTGAAACTATTGAATTTGCATGATTTGCTATTTTTGTCAAAGTCGATACTTTTGGAATGTAAGTTTTTCGAATTGCCCACATCTGTTTGTGGATAGCGGAAGACGTCATTGTTTCGGAAAGGTCAAATGCGATTAACTTGTCTTCTGCGATCGAATCCTGATCGGACGGATTGCTAAATATGAATGATTTGTCATAGATGATGGCTGTCGTGAAAGGTACTGCATTTGCAACAATGAATGTAAACTTATGATTAGTTGAATCATCTGTGAAATCGCAATCAATCAAACCCTTTACTAGCAGATTGGATGTTGCTTCAGTATTGACAATTGTAAAAAGTTGAGTGCTTAGTACCCCCCTATGATTCTTATAAAAAATATTGTTGCCGGAATAGTTAAGAATGGGGTTAATTACGAACAGGTGAGAATCAAAAACGGTAACAACTGACTCTTTATAGGAGAGGGCAGTTAACATGAATGGATTGACCTTATATGACCTGGTCGGATTAGATGCTCGTTTAACTTGCTGAGAGTTATGATCAGGAAAAACTCTACTCACTATTGCATGCCTTGATAGAGCTTTTACTATTTTGACTGGGACGTCGATTTGTGAGCAAACGACAATTTCGTCATACACACATGCGCTATTTTTAAGTAGTGATTCGACGTTTTCCAAGAAAATATCCTGTACTGGATTTGAATAGTAGGTGAATAATACTGATTTCACTTGAGAATTTTACTTTTTCTTATTTATTGACACCGTAAACTTGTCTGAGGTATTTAGTATTATACTGTAAATAGCATACTAGATTTAGTCATTGAAAAATTATTATCAAACGTTAGGGGTTGCGGAAAATGCGTCTCAGGCAGAAATAAAAAAGGTTTATCGAAAGCTTGTGACCGAACACCACCCTGATAAAAACGGCGGAAGCAAGGAATCAGAGGATAAATTCAAAGAGATCGCAGAGGCATACGAGACTCTAGGTAATGAGACCAAACGCAAAGCCTATGATGATTCTCGTAGACCTAGAGGACCTCACAATAATTTTTACGATAGCTTCCAAGACTTTTCATTCAGTGGAAGGCGTGCGGATTTCAAGAACTTGACTCATACGGTTGATAAGTGGGCATCAATCAAGGATCTGATGGAAGGTTGTTCGTTTGAAGTACAGTACTCAATAAGCAAAAACGTTGGAGGCTCGACCAGTTCCGAGTTGAAGAACGTAAAGGTGATAGTCAACTTGTCAGAAAACGGCTATCCTATCGCATTTGAAAATGGTCGATACTGCATTCTGTTAAAGATTAGAGGTGGAGGTTCCGTGCAAGAGGCCAACGAGACGGATTTTTTCGGCAGAACCAAAAAAATGCTAGTGACCGGTGACTTGGTAGTCAGAGTAAACATTGACACGCTAGGCCTTGAGATTGATCAAAGCGATCTTGTTCAAAAAATTGAGCTCTCACTGCATGACGTTTTATTCAATGAAGAGACCCTATTGGAGAGTCAACTTGGTAAGAAATATCGTATAAAATCTTTCAACCGGGACACCCTTAATGATATTACTGTCAGAATACCCAATCAGGGGTTGGTCTCTGCCTTTGGCAATAGAGGCAATTACATATTCAAGATAATTGTGACCAAGCCGGATTTTTCAAAAATTAGTGAAGAAAAACTACAGATTTTAAAAGACTTGCTACTCGACTTTAATAAATAATGATAGTACTGCTCACCTTATATGAAAGGGGGCACGTATAAATAATCAAAAAAGTCGAATTACGTTGAGTAATACTAAAATCGCTAACCTAAACCAAACGGTCGTTCCTGAAAATTCAGTGTTCATCATTGAAAGAATTAACGAGGCCGTTACTGTAACTAAAGAAACTAACGGTGACGTTATTCTTGAAGGTACTGCTGCCGTTTTTGGCGTCGTAAACGAAAACAATCGCGTATACGAAAAGAACGAATACTTACCTCACTTACAGTATCTAAACAAGAAGATTGAAGAGCGCAGACTCTTTGGTGAACTTGATCATCCACAAAAATTTGATATTTCTCTAGCTAACGTATCTCACGTAATCGAAGGTCTTAGTTACGATGAAGGTTCTAATAGCGTAAAGATTAGACTACGTCTTCTTGACACTCCATGTGGAAAGATCGCAAAGACTCTAGTTGAATCAGGCTGCACAACCTCAGTATCGTCTAGAGCGGCAGGTAATGTTGACCAAAACGGTAAAGTTAAGCTACATAAGATTTTTACTTACGATCTAGTGGCTGAACCTGGTTTCTCACAAGCTTCACTATCTCAAGTATCTGAAAGCTTACAAGGCAGCTTCTCAGCGATTTTTGAATCTTTAGATAATCTAAAGACTACTGCGATTACCAACAAATTAACTGATATTTCTGAAAACTTCAATTTTGAAGATTCTGTGAGAATCTATAAAATAAATAATTCTGAAACAACACCTAAACAAAATAATACACAGCAAATGGCTAATGAGTTTGTAACAAAAGACGAGATGAACCAATACTCTGAATTGGTTAAAAAGAAATTCTCAGCTTTACAAGAGAGCATCTCTAAAAACAATAAAGGTCTTCAAAAGATCTCTGAAAACGCTTCAACTGGCGAATCTCCAGTAGTTTCGAAAATGGTTGAGTACGTAAACTACTTAGCTGGCGAAATGGAAAGCCTAGTTGAATATACTAACTATCTTTCAACAATGTTGAATCAGAGCGTTAACTACACTGAACACGTTGCAGAAAAAGTAAACAACGTAATTGATTACTCTGACTATTTGGGAGAAAAAGTTCAAAAGAACATTGCTTACTCCGACTACTTAGGACAAAAAGTAAACGAAACAGCTAATTATGCTGAATACGTTGCAGAAAACGTTGAAAAGACAGTTGAATACGCAAACTACTTAGCTGAAAACGTTGATCTAAGCATTCAATATGCTGAGCACGTTGCAGAACATGCTGAAAACGGTATCAAATTCTCTAACTACTTAGCTGAGAATCTTGATACAGCGATCAAATACTCTAACTACTTAGGAGAAAATTTAGATAAAGGTATCAAGTATTCTAACTACATCGTTGAATCTTTGAATGAAAAAATGATTCCTGGAGCAACAGCTAAAACCCGTTCTCTATTGGGAGAGGTTAAAAAATTAAACGAAAGTGCTGATTTTGAAATCTCTGAAAATTCATCAGTTGATGATCTAGTTAATGCAGTTGACGGTATTTTAACTCATATTAAATCTAACACAGCAAACGCCGTATTGGAAGGTAAATACCCTTTCTTGAAATTGTTAAACGAAGCTAGAAAACAAGCTTTCTACAACTTGGATCAAGAGTCTAAAACCGCAATCGTTGAGACTATGAAAGGCGCTATCTTCTTCACAGAAGACGAAGTAGTTAACATCATGGAAGCTGTTCTTAACAAACAAGTTGAAAACACTCCTAACTACGTTAAATTCATGCCTGCTCAATACAAAGAGCTATACGAAAGCATGACAGATGGTGAAAAAAATTGGATTTCAGCACAAGCTAACAACATGTCGTTGAACACTCCATACCAAGTTAAAGCTTTCTGGGATTCACGTAATCTTAGAGGAATTAGTGAAAGAATTGCTACCCAAGCAAATATAAATAATCAAACAATTAACGAAAACCAAGGTAAAGAAGGTTATGTCTCGTTAAAACAAGTCAATGAAAGTCTAAGAGGCTACTCTAATTCTTACATTGAAATGCTCCAAAGAAGAGCACAAAACTAAAAAAACATTTTAAAACAAAATGGCAACAAAAATTTTCAAAAGATTGAATGACTCTTCAATCAAAGAAACATGGGCTCCAGTTTTAGAAGGTTATGGCGCAGACATCAACGCTCGTCCTTGGTTAGTTGACTTAGCTCACAACCATGCTATCTTCGATAACGCAGGTGCTATCAACGAGTCTTCGGTTGCTCCAGGATTATTCCTACAACAACCAGGTTCAATTAGCGCAATGGGCGCTATTTCAGCTCCAACATCTACAATGACTCCATTCTCAGGTGGTGGTGCTACTAAAGCAGGTTACGGTTCAACTGTATCAGGTTCTGGTGATAAATTCCCAAGCCTTTTACCAGTAGCTATCCAAGTTGCTGCTAAAACTATCGGTTTCGACCTAGTTGGTGTAGTTCCTATGGATTCTCCTGTAGGTTTCCTACCTTACCTAGATTACGTATACCAAGGTGGTAACGTCGACAAACAATACGAGCCATTCCTAGTGAAGCTTACTGGCGCGGTATTAGCAGGTGCTGCTGGTACAGGTTTGATCGCATCAATCACTGCGGGTACTATCTACGGTATCGATGGAGCTCTAACTGATGACTTGATCATCCAATACGTTGGAAGATCTCGTGTTGATGGTACTCCTATCTTCAAAGTAATCTCTGCTACTGATTCATCTTCTAATTCTATCCAAGACTACTTAACTACTGGTTCTCCAGTTCTTAAAGCAGTTGGTGCGATTAGCTCTGGTGCTTACTCAGTAACTGGTTCTGCTCTATTCACTTTCTCAGGTTCTGAGAAATTCGAATTAGTTTCAGCTCTTGAAAACCATATCTCTGGTTTCACTTCTCTAAGTGATAACGAGTGGACTGGTACAGGTTCAACTGAAGCTACAGACGTAGACGGTCCTTTCTTAGGATCTACTGGTTCTCAAGCTAATTTCGGTGGAATGACTCGTGCTAACGCTGAGGTTTCTAAATTCCGTCAAATGGGTCTTCGTATGTTCACTAAGTTCATCGAAGCTAAAGGCGACCAAGTTGCTATCTCTGCAACAGTTGAGCAAATCCAAGATCTTAACAGAGTTTGGAATTTCGACGTAATCTCTATGTTGGAAAACGTAGCAGTTAACGAACTTGCTCAATCTATCAACAAGAAATTGGTTGACAGAGTATTAACTTTAGGTGCTACTCACAAAACTGCTCTTGAAGCGGTTGAAGGTTCTAACATCTGTAACCTTGACCTAACTGTAGGTTCAACTGGTTTCGAGAACATCTCAACACTACAACGTCGCGTTGTAACCAAAATCCTTGAAATGGCTAACTTGATCTATCACAGAGGTCGTTTCGGTGCTGGTACTTACATCGTAACTAACGGTCGTGTTGCATCTGCTCTTGCTGATGTTGCTGGTTACTCTTTCGCTCCATTCAACAACGATCTACCTTCTACTCCAGGTCAATTGTATCCTGCAGGTAAAGTACATGGTTTAACCATCTACGTAGATCCTAACTTGTCTTTCAGCGATAACCGTATCCACATCGGACGTAAAGGTGCTGACGAAGAACCAGGTGTTAAATTCTTACCTTACATCATGGCTGAGTCTCTTCAAACTATCGCAGAGGGAACTTTCTCTCCTAAGATCGGTATGAAGTCTCGTTATGCAATCACTGAGGCTGGATGGCATCCTGAAACTCAATACATCACTATGGAAGTAACTGGCCTAGGCGTATTGACTGGTTCAACTCGTCCTTCTGCTTCTTACTAATCGTAATAACGAAACAGGACAATAACAGAAGGCTCTCCATTGGAGAGCCTTTTTTTGTTTTTATGATTCGAGCTCAAATAAATAATATTCCTAAAGACAACATAAAATAATAAAACAAAATGAGCAAATCAGTTCTAAGCTACGGCGAGTTTCTTCTTGAAAAGAAGGCAATTGATCAACAAATGGCTGACCTTCCTAAAGGTAAAGGTTCTAAGTCTAACAAGTCAGTAGACACTAACACTTCAGATCTTCCTAAAGGAAATGGTAAAGCGATCAGCAAATCAGTTAAGCCTGAAATGTCTGACCTTCCTAAAGGTAAAGGTAAAGCTATTAACAAAACGGTTGACGAAAAAACTTCTAAATTACCTACAACTAAAGGTAGCGCAATCAAGAAAGAAGTTGAACCTAAGATGGCTAAATTAGTTATCAAAGGAAAGACTATCAACAAGAATGTTGAGCCTGGCATGGCTAAAATGCCTAAGTAATAAAAAAGCGATCCTGAAATGAAAGATCAAAACAAGCATAGGGCTCAGTCCTTTCAAGCTTATGTGGTCCAGGAAAATTCTCTTAAAGATTTGGTCGGAAAGACCGATGATGAGGAATTGGATTTGGACGATGCGAGAAGCATTGGAAAGAAAATCTCTAAAATGAAGGGAGAAGACCGTAAGAAGTACGTTGGAATCGTTAATTTCATGGGAGCTTCTTGCAGAATTTACAATGAAATTTGGGCTAACTACAAGCCAGTTGACCCAACTAGAAAGAAATCTAACCGTGGAAAAGAATTCCAGGGAGAAAAAGAAATTGGATAATAATTGGCAGAGCAAGGCGTAATAGCAGAATCAATAATCAGTTTCGCAATCACTTGGAAGAACCCAGGAAAAGGTCAACAACCTATATGGGATCAAACTAAGCAATCGATTGAGATTCATGAAACTGACGTGTATCCTGACTTAAAGTACAGTTCAGCATACGGCGCTCCACAGTACGTAAAGTACACATCAGGGTCTCTTCTAAACGAACTAATTGTTGAAATCAATAAGATAATTGATGCAAAAATAGCAATGATGAAGAAGGATCAGAAAAAGGAAGAACCTGCTAAGAACGAGGCAGAGCTTCCAGCTGGACCAGACGCACCAAAGGCATTAGGCTCAGGAAAAGAAGATGAAGACGATGATTCTGATCAGAAAGCTCTACCTGCCGGACCCGATGCTCCTAAGCAATTAGGTCAAGGCTCTTCTGGAGGTGCCCTAGTTAAGTACGAGCAACCCCAACCGCCTGCTGTGATAGACAATAAGCCAAAAGCAAATGATGAACCTGAGGTGAAGCCTGAGGAATCTAAGCCTGCTGAGCCTGGAGACTATGCATACACAGTAATCGTTCGTGGAGACAAATTAAGATTCATTGAAGGTCAACAAGAACGCGGAGCTTACTCGGCTGGAGTTAAGTTCCTGTATAAAATATCGAATAATCTAACAAAGAAGGTGTCAGGCGAACAGGTTGACAATAAGCCAAAGATTTGGGCAGAAATTTCAATGAGCGGGGCTTTCGGTAGCAAATTTAAAATGGCATTTGATGAATTCAACGAAAAGGAGTTTAAGTTTGGCGGAAATTTACTTGCTCAAATACTTCCATCGATTGAATTAAGCTTTACCCCTGAAATTAATACAGTGTACTCAAAGGAAAAACCTGAACTCGACTTAGCTGACGTTATCAAAGCAACAAACATAACTCTTGGAAACAAGTCTACTTCTGAAATCAAGTCGATTCAAAAGCAAATACAGAAAGAACTGGCCGCTAGAGAACCTGATCAAAAAGAAAAGGCTCCTGATAAACAAGTGGATCAGGATCAGAATAAATAACTAAAAAATAAAAGACATAAGATGGCAGGTCTACCACATTTTAAAAATTCAACAGCAGGTCCCGGTAAGTACGAACCTATTTACCTTAACCAGTTCGAGGTTATCATTACCCCGCCACCTGCCGTGTCTGGAAAAATTGGTTTCGGTAATAATCTAATGCTTGAACACGTATTGAAAGTGACTAGCTTACCAGAATACGCAGGTTCAGGATCAGCGGTAGTTATCCAAAACTATAAATTCTCACAAAGAACTTACGCACCAGCAAAACCAGCTCAAACATATCACCAATTCACAATTGATTTTGAAGTCAACTTGAATAATTCTAACGATATGTACATTTACAATGCATTAAGAGCATGGGCTGATCTAATTTACAACCCACTAACTGGTCGTCAAGGTCTAAAAACTGATTACGCTGATGCTAGCATTCAAGTAACTCAGTTCAACCGAGCAGGTCTAATCTTTAGAGATTTTATGTTCTCGCCAGTATTCATTGGACCAAACAAAATGACAGAAACCGTTCTTGATTACACAAGTGAAGGTATCTATAAATTAACTGTACAATTCACAGCTGATTCTTATACAGAATCACGAATTGGACAATAAAAATAATCATCTAAAGGTATGGACATGTTCAACACTAAAGACAGACGTAATCCTTCAATGGATGATTACATGAATCCTAAGAAACCTAGTTTCGGAGGCCCAAATTCAAAGAAAGACTTTGATACATCAAAAAGAGAAACATTGAAAGGCTACCAGCGAGTAATCGACAGAAATGCCGATTTTGAAGGTGGAAAATTCAATCATAATTATGACCCAACTTGGAAGGCAGTAACTCGTGACCTAATTTCAAGAACGGCAAAGAAAAAACCATTTGACCCAATGTACGCAAAACCAACAATCGCAACAGTTGACGCTGTTGAAGAAGGAAAAATCCTTCGCTTTGAACAATTCGTTAACGAAGACTTCAACATGTTCGCTGAAGCAGAAGAAGAAATGCCAGCAAACGATGACATGCCAACTGATGACGATATGCCGTCTGACGAGCCAGTAATCGATGAAGAACAATTAGCCACTTTGATGGAAGAGTTCGGAGATGATCTTAAAGACATCATCGAAGACATCGCTGAAAAGATGGAAATGGCAAAAGAAGACATTTGCGATCTATTATGTGCAGCAGTTAAGAAACTTTGCACAGAAGAAAGCGATGAGGACGAAAACCAGGACGATGACGATAACGCTATCGGAGACGACGAAAACCAGGACGAAAACGCATAATTAGATGATGCTCAAATTATTTGAACAATGGTTAGCTGAGGAAGATATGGCAACTTCTCCAAAAAAGGAGGAGCCGGCTAATTCTGCGAAACCTGGTTCTTATAAGCTTACAATCACAGCAGACGGAAAATCATTTGAAGTTGAAGGAACTAGCGATAGCGAATTCACGACAAAAGAAATGATCTCGTTTAACGTGATAAACTCAACGAATCCTAGCATTAAAGGCGGTGCAACCATTGCAATTTCGCCAAAAGCGGATAAAGATGGAGATTTCGATATTGTTGCAGTTAATGACAAGAATAAACCGGAAGATGCATTGATTTATTCAGGAAAGGTTGAGAAAGTTAAAGCATAAAATCTGAATTAATAAAATACGAAAGGGGCTTAATGCCCCTTTTTTATTGTTTCTACTCCTGAAAGTTCTCCAATTTCAAAATCTCCGTCTATTAATTTGGGAACAAATTCGATTGTTCCATACGCGGTATTTAGAAACTTGATCGTGTTGTTGATATTGCTAACGCTGAGTCCAGCATTAACGTAAATTATTCGGTTGTACTTACGATTCCTAACATTGATCGCTTTATCAATTAATTTCTTAATCTCATAATTTATTAGGAATGCTTGGATTTTATTCGGCACAAGTATTTCGTGATCGAATTTCTCCTTTATTATTTTATTCACATTTAGTAAATAATCGCATTTCTGCTTTTTATTAAAAGCTTGAATGAACTGCTTTTGATCTCGTACGAAAACTATCTCTAGCTTTCTTTCTAATGAATCGATCATAGGGTTTCTGGGTCGATTTTTTTGACTTCAACGCCAGCTCTTCTTAAGAACTCAAGGCCGGCAATATCTCGGTATTCTTCCAAATATACGACTCTTTTGATTCCCGCCTGTAAAATTAATTTGCTACAATCTGTGCATGGAGAGTAAGTAATATAAAGAGTAGCGCCTTCACTACTTTGAGTCGATTTAGCAACTTTAGCCAGTGCATTGGATTCAGCGTGCAAAACGTACCATTTAGTTTGGTACTCTTTGAATGAACCGTCCTCATGGTTTATTGCAATCTCACATTCATTTTCAAAACCGGAAGGCGTGCCATTGTAACCATCCGCGATGATCGTATTGTTCTTCACGATTAGAGCTCCAACCTTTTTACGAATTGCATGAGAAAGGCCTGACCAAGTTTGGGCCATTTTGATGTAGGTAACATCAATTAGATGCTGCCGCTGTATGCTAGTTGAGTTAATTGACATTCGTATCGTCTTTTAGTTTTTCAAAAATCCATTTCAAAAGATCATTGTCCTGTTGGAAAAGTACAAGTTCATTAGTTTGACCAGTAGAAGCTGCGAATACAATACTAAAATCTTGACTTGGAGATCCGTCTATTTCTATTAGATCTGTATTTACTGACGGCAGCGAGGCTGGCACAAAGTCTGAGCTAATCATCCTTTGAGCTAAATCATAGTGTCTATCGTAAACATGATAAGAATTTGCAACATGAGTATATGTGCCAAGTTCAAGATCCGGATAGATTTCCTTTAGATGAGCGTGAATTTGCATTTGCAAAGAACAAAAGAAAGCAACGTCGGTCGGAGTACCCCAAATCGCATCATTACTTCTCATATAGACGCTCATGTATAGCTTATTTTGACGAATGTGAAGATTTGCGTACATTGTGCATACAAAGTCCTTATTTGTCAAGTATTGATGAGTCGGTTTGTTAAAGTGAAGAATTGCTTGACGAGTATTCGAATCATTCATTAAGCTTTGAATTGCCCATTGATATTGAGTAAGCCCGTGATTATTCTTTTCGTTAAAAATTAAATTTCCGTAGGCAGAATTAGCAGTTCCGTCTGGGTTCTGAATGGTTTCCCAAAACTTTGCCCATTTTGAAATGAATGCTACGTCATTTCTACCAGCATAATACCATAGAAATTCAGCAGCGATGTACTTTTGCTGGGAGCCTCTAACTTCATTTTCGTAAAGACATTGGGCTGGATCTTCAACAACAATGGCAACATCAAGCAATTCTTTACTAGTAGTGCCCCTGGCATTATTGATCATCCCGTTCTGCAATAGGTACTCAATTGACTCTTTGTATGCTTGGGCAAAAGTGTGCCCCTTAAATGTAATCATAATTTGGAAATAATACTATTCAAATATAATACTAAGAAAATGAGAAAAGGTTAGCCTAAACGATCTTTAGGTCAGAAAAATGATCAGTATTTTCAACCTGTATCTTGGTATCAAAATACTCTTCAGGTAAAGGATCATGAGAAATAACAAAAACTGTCATTCCGTACTTTTTAGCAAAAGTTTTCAAAAGGTCGACTACTCTGAATATTGAATCAACGTCTAGCGAAGAAAACACTTCGTCCAAGAAGAGTAGATTTACTTTATTATGTTTTAGTTTAATTAATTCGAGTATGCAGAGTAAAACAATTAGATTCATCTTCTTTTGTTCACCAGCTGATAGAGAGTCTGGAGAAACCTGCATCCCTAAATGAGTTATTATTGGATTGAATTCCAGATCGAATTCAAAGGCGAATTTAAACTCTAGAACTTTAGCAGTCTTTAGTATCTTCTTATTTAGTAATGGAATGATTTGACTCATTAGCATCTTCTTCATGCCATTGTCTGATAGAATCATTTCCATTTCTTGTGAAACTTTCAACTTTTCTTGGCGGTCCAATAGGCTAGAACTCGAGGTTTGAATCTCTGCTTTGATGCTATTGATGACCTCGGTCAAATGCTTATCCGACGTTTGAGTACCCTGTCTACTCAGCTCAGATATTTCACGTTTAGCGGCTGTGATTTGAGCCTCAATTTGATAATACTTTCCTTTCGCTTCGCTAGATTCATTCTCTACCGAAGATAAGGTCTTTTCGTGAGCTTTGATTTTTTCCGATATTTCAGGAAATGTTGATTCCTGTTCAATCTTTTTTGCAACAAGTTTGTCCTTGATTTGAGAATGAACTTCATCAGTTAAGTCAGAAAGGCAATGAGGGCATTTATTCTTATTGTAAATGTCAAGCTTCTTTTGAATTTCAGAAATGTTTGCTCTAACTGTGCTTAATTTTTCCTGTTCGGTTCGAATGTTTTGCCTAATTTCAGAAATCTTACCTGAAAAGCTGCTAGCTTCAGCATGAGCGGACTTTTTATCGTTCAATAGTTGGTCAAGTGCTGAGTTTAACTCCGTGATCTTTGCATCATTGCTCGTCTTTATCTCAGATTTCAGGGCTTCAAGTTGAGAAATTGAAGATTCTAATAGTCTTTGATTGCTGGCAATTGAAGATTCAAGCGGCAGAATTTCTCCCTTAATCTTTTTAGACTCTTCTTTTGCGACCTTTGACATGTCATTGACTATGTCTAGCCCGAATATTTTATCAATGATTTGACGCTTATCTGCTGGGCTCAGTTTGACAAAGCTCTTGAAATCGTTAACCGACAGGCTGATCGTGTTTGAGAAAACGTTAAACGGTATCTTGGTCAATTCGTCTTCAATGAATTCATCAACTCTTCGTTTGTCCGGCAAGTTGTACTCAACTCCGTCTATTGAAAGTTTAGAAAAGTTAGGTTCAATTCCTCTCTCGATGTCTATTAATTGGCCGTTTCCGGTAACGAACTTAATTTGAGTATAGGCATTCTTATTGATACGATTTGGAATTTCCTTTGTCTTACGAATCGCTGATTTACCGTATATTGAAACGGTCAATGCATCGGAAATCGAAGATTTACCGCTACCGTTTTTACCCTGTACAAGGATTAATCGCGGATCGTCTGTGAATTTAAAGGTCTGCAATTTATTGCCGTACGAGCAGATGTTTCTAAAAGAAAATTCTTGTATCTTCATGATTAAAAATAAGTAAGTTCGCTATTTGCGCCAACATCTTGAGTTGTATAAAACTTATAGAGTTTAGACTCGCTATCGTATTCCCAAGTGATATTAGGTAATTCGCTTCGGCGATACAATGAGCCAAATCCCAATAGTATTGCATGAGATGAGACACTTAATAGTTTAGTTGGATTCGCCACCTCAATTAAAATGGCTTTGAATTGTTCTGACGATATTAGTCCTCGATCCAATCTCTCTTGTAGATCAAGTTCAGCAATCTTAGCCGCAAATTGGCGTTCCTTTTCAAGGCCGTCAGGATTAACGAATAATTTCTGGCCCAAATTGGCATCGTTTTTATCAATCAGGATCTGAAGCTTTTGACTAACTGGTAACCACGCACAAAACTCAATGACTGAATCTCTATAAAGAGGAGCAGACGTAAACACGCCGAACTCTTTATCATTAATCGGTTTTACATAGAGGTTAGATAAAATCTTGGGTGTTCTACTCATGTGATCCTTCTTGTTTTACAATATTATGAATTTCTACAAACTTTCTAGCAAGATCCGTTTTGAATGTTTGAGAATATTCCTTTGACTTAAGAAAACTCTTGAAAATATCAATTATGTTGAATTGATCTTCTGGATTAAAATCAACTCCAGCCGTTTCCTCTTTAACTTGGTCAACATACGTAAAAAATTCAATCTTACGGTGTGTTGATTTAGAGACAGCTTCAATGAATCGAGTAACTGGGAACTTATTGACGAAATTCACGCTTATCATCACATCAACGAAAGCATTGCTTAAATTTGAAATGACTTGCTCTACTGGCATCTCTAAAAGCTCGTAAATATCAAACTTCTTGTAAACTGGAGACTGGGTATTTTCAACGAACCTTTCGACGATTGAATCCTTGGCTAAGGATAATTCATAAAAGCCTTTAACGTTATCTCTATCTCCACGGTCCATTTGATATGGGGTTCCAGTATAGAGAACGTTTTTAAATTCTTGCCGATGATGAATGTGTCCAGCATAAACTCTCTTATAAGAGGACAACATATCAACTTCGATTCCATGCTCAACCTTTGTCCATTTGTTGAAGCGGAGCCCCTTGATGTCAGCATGACAAACAATATATTCGCACAAATCTTTATGATCGGTTATGATCTGATTAATTCGATTGACATCCTCAACCCAAGGTAACATCAAGAAGTTATGAGTTCCGTTGATTGTTAGAATTTCAGGATTTTCAAAAACGTGAATGTTGTCAGCAATATGAGAAATTGACTTGAGTGAATGAACTACATTTCGGTCTTTGTAGTAAACATCGTGATTGCCAATAATGATGTAGATTCCCCTTTTGAACTTTTGAGCAAGCTTCTTGAATATTGTCAAGGCTTCGTCATGGATTCTAACATTGATTGATTCTCTAGAATGAAAAATATCCCCTTCTAAAAAGAGGATGTCTCGATCTTCATCAAAGTCTTCATCGACCTTTTTCAATAAAAAGTCCAGTAGAAAGTCCTTTTGAATCTGGAGCCATTCTATTGAATTGTTTTTTATTCCAAGGTGAAGATCTCCAACTAAAGTTATTTTTCGGATATTAGTTAGTTTCATTTAGAATATTTTATAGTTCTTGCCGGTATTATCTAGAAAACCGTACTTGTTGTTTAATTCTACCAATAAAATCTCCTTATTGTCATAGCTTAATTGGTCGAATATTTTTTTGTACTCCATGTTTATCAATGAAGAGATTGAATCAAGTACATGGATTGGATTTATGAAGACGTTGCCGGTTGCACCGTTTGATAATCCCAAATTTAAAATCTCAAAAAGTTCGTTGATCTCTGGCTTAGTGAATTTCTTTTTATCAGGTTCATTTCCGAGTATAGCCTTCACCCTCGAATTGGATTGGATGAATTCATATATGTCTCGTTGAACTATCTTAAGATCGAGGCTTTCTGAGAACTTTTCCGGATCGTACATGTGATAATCTGGAGATCCACTGTCGAGCTTTATCTCAGAATTACTTGGCCTTGGAGAACCTTCATCCTCATCATCAGAGGTGTCTAATCCAAAGTTATATGTATTATTAAATATTTTGTCGTTTTTCTTTAGATCTGCATAAGCGGCTCTACGTCTTTCTAGCTCATCATCATCGTAATCTTCAGTTAGAAGATGGTCATCTAGTAGATCTTCATCGTCGCCTTCAAATAAAAAATCATCATCATGAGAATTCAACGAATTAAAATCGTCATCTTCTAGGCGGGCATCGTTTTGTCTAGGTATCACATTATTTGTGTTTTTTTAAATTGAATTGAGCAGATCATCGTAATCGCTTGGCGATTTGTATTGAGGAGCTGGTCGATTCATGGCCTCTTCCATTGTAATTAAGTTTGGAGGTAAGGTCGTTGTTTGAACAGTATGGTACTGAGTTCTCATTTGATTTTCAAGAGACTGCGTATCATCGTCATCTGAATAAAATTCAGAAGCTGGATCAGTTTCTTCGGTCAATTTCGCGAATTCGTAACTCATTCTAAACATTTTAAAGCTTTCAGTGTATCCACCATCGCGGTTCGCAATCAATTTGATTTTCATGCGCTTTTCCATCGGTCCTCTAATCAAACCGAACAGGGAGTCAACTGTGTGTACCAAACCGAAAGATTCAGCAATGTCTGACATGCTTAGATCCTGATCATCTACTGCATCTCTTTTGATTTGAGTTGCAGTGATAATACACCATTCATTTCTGATTGCAACAGCTCGTAGCTCTTCTGAAATGACCTTGATTTTTTCATAAACGTTTCCTTGTTCTCTCATTGGCCTCATCAAGTTGATGTAATCCACAACTATTACTGTGAATTTTTTGCCGGTATTTTGCTGAACTTTTAGAAAGTAATTTTCAACATCAATAGCTGAAGCAGTTCCAGTTGGAAATTCTTTTACTATTAATTCTCCAAGAGTAGGAACTGTGCTCTTTAAGTTGGCCATTTTACCGGCAACTTCTGCAGTTTGAGTATTATCTAGCATTGAATCATAGTCTTTGAATGGAATATCCAAAATCATTGATCCAAGGCGTTTCATATACTTTCTATCAGATAGCTCAAGAGTTGCGATTCCGACATTACATCCTGAAACAAACGCTCTACCTGCAATATTAGAAAGCACCATTGATTTACCTACCTTAGGTCGGCCTTGGAAAACTACCAAAGTTTTTGGATTCCAACCTCCGCCTAATGTCTTATCAAAAAACTTGAATCCACTTGGGTTACCGATTTTTGATAGTTGAACGTGATCTATTGGATTGAAAAAGTTTAGTCCTGATTCGGCATTCGTGAAAGAGACGTTTAATTTTTCATTGAATTTTTCTCTAACTTCATTGGTGATCAATTCAACATTTTCTGGATTAATCTCAGTTGTTTTTAAATAAGAGAGAACGTCAATTACTGACGCATTTAGATTCTTATAAAATATGAATGCTTTTGTGTACTTAAATAGAAAATCGTAGTTATAGCTGGACAAATCAACTGCGAACAATGCATTAAATTTTGCTTCAGGGATGTCTAAGTTTGAAAGATTGCAAAGTTCTCTAAGTTCATTTCTAGTTGGAACTTTTGAGTATTCAACAAAAAACTTTTTAGCAACTCGATAGACTCTCTGTAACGTATCATCATTGAAATAATGGGCTTTAACTAAAGGCAAGATTTCACGTTTGTCCATTGAATCATAGTTCTTTGGCTTTATCACGACATCTCCATCGTCTTCGGTTAAAACAAAGTTAAAGATTATTTTTTCGAGAAGCTCAATGTTCTCTTTGAAGTCTATCGTCATATTTTAATTATTCGAAATTGTGTAAAGTTTTAAAAATTCGAGTTGGCTAATTACTAGATTTTCTCCAGATTTGACCAAACTACCATCTTCTATCATGTCTTTCATAATAAGTTTTATCCTATCACGAAATTCATCATCGTTCATCTTATCGTTAAAAACGTATTTTAGAGTTTTTGTTGAAAACTTTAGATCCTCTGGGTCTAGTTTTCTGGACTTACTTTCAGAAACTCTAATTAGGTATGAAGCTATATCGAACACAAAGTCCTGCCTAGTTGGATATGCTGGCAGGGCAATGTGAGCTTCAAGAGAATATTTAAGAGGAGCTAGCGCGCTCAGTTTAAAGGTCATTATCCGAATCTGTTAAGTCTTCTAATTCTTCTGTTTCCATGTTATCGATTCCATCCTGAGTTTCCGGAAACTTAAAGGTTGGCTTGATTACCTTTTCATCGAGTTCAGTCAAAACCTCGTTGGTGAAAAGTCTTGCTGAGAAAAATTCCTTGACTGGAACAGCGTCACCGTTATGTCTAACAATATAAGTTTTACCCAATTTTTTGGGTAAGAAGTAAAAAGTCTCTCCATCTACTTCAAACTTAGAACATAGTTCAGCTTCGTCAGATTTAAGCTTAGCGAATTCTTTCTCCGTTAATTTATTACCTCTACCGACTCCGCAATTTTCCCAACTAACGTATTGTTCTAAGCCAACGAACGGATTCATACCCTTATGAAAAGAGATATGGAACTCGATATCGATAGGTCTAGCCAAACGGTTCTTTTTAGTTTTAGAACGAACGATAATTCCAGTAGTTGTCTTAGCCTCATCTCTCAGAGTTCCTTTACTCAACATCAAGATAATTGAGGCAGAGAATTCTGGACCTCCACCGCCTGACATACCCTTTGGAGTATATTGATCCATTGAGGCATAGGTGTGATTAGTGAAGATGAAAGGAATCTTGTAATTTGAAAGATCCAAGGTCAATGACTTAAACAGTGATCTCATTTCTTTTGCACGAAGACCCATGTCTGCCGCATTTTTACCCGCATCCATATCACGTTTGCTCTTATCAGTATCTAACATGCCGACTGAATCGACAAATAGTGCAATCTTAAGGCCTGGGTTTTCTTTGATCGTTTCGATTAGATCATTCACAAAAAACTTAACCTCACTGATCATACCCATACGAAGGTATTTTAATTTAGATAAATCTACTCCAAATTTCAAGTAGTCACTAGAATCGATTGCACCTTCGGTATCAATGTAGATTACCATATAGTCTTTCTTTTGAAGCTCGCGAACCGCGTTTAGGCAAAGAAATGTTTTACCTGCTCCAGAATCTCCAGCAATACCGATGCTTCTGGTGTTGGGATAACCTCCGAACACTGAGCCTGACATTTGAGCGTTTAGCAAGTAGTTTCCAGTTGGAATATACTCTTCGATGTCTGAGAATCCACGAATCTCAATTTTAGATTTGACTTTCTTTTCGAGCAAGTCGTTAAACTTGGCGAATGCGTCCATTGTTGATTTTGCCATGTGTATAAAAATTAATCTTTAGTATCTTTTACAAAGGATACTGAATTGGATTTAGTTGAAATATGAAACTAATAAAAATGAACCCGCTAAAATAGTAGAGTCCGGAAAGTCTCCATTTACTACTTGGTGAAAGCCTACCTTTTTGATAGATGAGCTTTCCTTTGTGAAATGTTCTTTTGATAAATTTCTTGTGAATTCAAGAACTGATTTGCTTGTAATATCGACTCCGTAACAGTGCATCTTGCATGACATTGGTGAGCTAGTTTGAATGTCTCCCAAATAATAAATGCTATTTTCGGTGAGCCCTAATTCGTCAATGTTCAAGCCGGCTTCTTCAATTAGAGCACGACATACGCTATCGTATGGAGTTTTATCAAGATCAGGATTGACGGTGTCAATGATCAAGGATTCGGTTTGAGAATCCGATACTGGATTTAGATAATCTAGTACATAAATTGACTTAATTGAGTTTTCTGAGGACTTTTCAAATGGAATTAGGCAAATGTAGTCAAGATCGTCAGCCAAGTATTGATTAGAGTGCTGATCCTTGGTCAAGGTCAGTACATTGAATCTACCTAATTTGCTGGTTTCTTTTGAGATTAGCGGCTTATTCATTTGGAGTTGTCTTCTTTTTAGCGTCACCAGCTAATGCCTTCTTCATGGTTTTCTTGATAGCATCGACTGTTACGTTATTATTTATATAGTTTGATAGTTTGGTCAAAAACTCTTCCTTGTTCTTTGAATTCTGATACATCATCTTTAGTAGAGTTTTACTCGGCAGCTTAATTCGAACTGATAAGTTTAAATCGGTGTCCTCGAGTGAAAACATTCCAAATAGATCTCCAGGATCGACATCTAACTGAAATTTTGATGGAGCTTGTACAATTTGAGCGGGCTGACCACTAAGAATAGGTTGAGGAGCTTGTGCCTTAATTTCATCTACAAATTCAGTAGGAATATCTTTTGAAACTTGTACATCTTCTGACAAAGAAGGAATGTAGTTAATTGATCTAATTTCATCAAACGATAATGGGTCTTGCCCATCAGTTATCATCATTAAATTAGATGAAACTAGGTCAGTATCGATCTGAGAACCATCTGACAGCATTGCGATCAATCTGCCATTTCGACCTGGAACAACGTCCCTAACTTCAACGATCTTACCCATTTTGTTTGGATCGTTTGTTTTTATCCACTGAAACTTATTAGCCTGAAAACTTGATTTTACGGCAATCAGTGTGTCTATATCATATCCGTTCATAATTTTACGTAGTATTTTTTTGAGTTTAGTTAGCATTTAATTGCTCTTCTAGTTTTTTCATTTCATTCTTGGTGTCAACGCGACCGTTGTACAAACGGGTTAAGATTGTGCGAGCAGCAGAATCAAACTTTTTAGTAAATAGTGTGTTGTTTTTTGTCAGAATTTGACCATCAGTTGGTTGCTGCTCAGGTTTAATTTTTCCCAAGTAAGCGTCCGGTGAAATATTAAACTGAATTTGAATGTTCGGATACATTGAGGCAAAGTCAAAACATGACACGTATTTGTAATATCCAGGTTCAGGTTTTGCAACGTACGCGCCATCATAGGTTGCATCCTCTTCAAGATCTCTTCGATCGTTTGCCATGTACAGGCCACGCTCTAAGAATTCTCGGCACATTAACGTCTCTGTAATGAATACTGCCGAGAACACCTTTGAAACATCGACTCTTGCAAACTTAGAGATTGCAAAAGCGACATCAAGTAGGCCAAGCTTATCTTCTATCAATTTGATAAGAATAGTATCAATGATGTTGTACTTGATAAAATTCTCAACATCCTGTTGAGCTTCTAGCATCGTTGCGTATTCACTGTGTAGTTTGGTGGTTCCAAGCACAAGATTTGCAATATAATCTAACTTGTAATTTTCAACAACCTTATACGGCTTTGTGTTCATAAAAACTTCCATGTAATCCAGAAGTCCCATGTGAACTGGCATTTTAGCTTTACCGATCAATGTCTTAGATGGCATTTGCGCCATTGGATCAATTCCTAAATTCTTACAGCGATTGATCAAATACAACCAGTCAAATCCGATTACGTTCCAGCCTGTCAAGAATGGAATCTTTGGAAGCACTTTGTGAAAAAAGGTAGTCATCATCTCTTCCTCTGTCTCAAAAAACAGATACTTAAGAGTGAAATCTTGGCCGTGAGCCTTAAAGTAATCGTTAACCTCATCTTGCATTTGCGAAATTACTGGATTCTCTAAGTTCTTCATGGTTGACATTACGAAACAGATATTATCCTCATTCACGAACGTTATTAAATTAACTGGCATCGCTGCTTTATTTGGATCCGGGAAGTCAGTTGATAACAACTGGATCTCAATATCGAGATAGTACTTTTTTGGACTATCATCAGAGTAGATGGAATCTAACTCGGTTTGGTCTAATCGAGTTTGGGTTAACTCTTCAAGTCTAAAACGACTTAACCACTTACCTTGGACTTTTTTTAGAAACTTTCCATCCCAGTTACGATTCTCGGTTGGGGTTGGAGTTAAGTTCCAGTTATAAAGATCATGCGGTAGAATCGGCTTCTTCATGAATCCAATTGTTCCATCTGGCTTATAATACGAAATGACTAACGTTGAGTCTTCCGTGTGAAATTCAGTACTTACAATCATGTTTTAATATTTTACCAATTAATAACCGTTCTGTTGACGAGCTCGATTCTCCTCATTCTTAGACATGTACATGTTGTACATCTCCTGAGGAGTCATTCCGATTGAAATGGCATAGTTCATAAAGAAGTGTAGCATGTCAATCACCTCAAATTTGCACTCAAGTTGATCTTCGTCTGATAAATCCGAGAATTTCTTATCAGAATAGCTCTCGTGAGCCTTTTTCCATCGTTTCCAGATGGCATTGCCGTTCCCGTCCTTGATTCCGCCTAGAGCATCGGTTGCTTCGTGAATCTCATCGATCATTGCATGATTGTTCATGTGCCAGAATGTCATTAGGTCACGCAAAGTCATGTTTTTGAAGTCATATCCGTAGACATTTTTCTGTGTATCGGCTTGTAAGTTCATAATGTCGCCGAGAGTGTCCTTGTTAGGTTCGGTACGGTCTGACCAAAGATCCTTAATTTCTAATTTTGCGCAGGAGTTGTCTGTATTTGCCATATTTAGTTAGTTTTACAAGATCTTTTACCCCAAAAGTGAAAAAAGTTTAAGTTTATTGTGCTAGTTGCTGATAAATAACTACAGACGCGACTAGCCCAAGTTCAAAAAGTATGAATTTGGACTTAATGCGATAAATAAATAACTTCAAAATAATACGCAAAAGCGATGGCAGAAAAATTAAATCTGAACCGATTCAAGTCAAGCGGTGTTTACACGGTCGAAATCGACGAAAGCACTAATCTCAGCTTACCTTTATCGACAGGCAGACTCGTAATAGGATCCAGCAAAAAAGGACCTATCAACTCAGTAGTACTAATTAACGACTTACGTTCATTAACCGCAGTATACGGAGAAAATGATTCTAAACTAGAAAAGAACGGAAGCTTCTTTCATAGAACGATAGAAGTAGCATTGAGACAAGGCCCAGTTTACGCTTTGAATCTTTTACCGGTTGCAGATACTGATGTTGCATACTTTACAACATTTAATACTGAATCGGCATCAAATAATTCAAATTGGGCGGCTAATCTTTATCAAGATAGTCTTTCACATTTCTACAATACTCAGAAACTATGGTTTGCTGATGTTGATGCGGTTAACAAATACAAAAACATTCAGTTAGGAGATTCTTTCCCAGCTACTGGTACAGCGGATCGTGATGCTAATAAGCTATTAAGCTTAGTAAACCTTTCTAAGAAAGCAGTGACTGCATGGGTTAGAGTAGCCGATACTACCGGATATGATATTAAAGTTAAGGAATACTACAAGCTTCTAGGAGAAAAAGTAGAAATTCCTGAATTTTTACACCCAGACGACTACGTTTCTGACTACTTTGTCGAAATCGCAGTAGTTGAAGGCGATTGGACCGATTACATCAGACTTTCTAAAGACCCAATTTACGGGCAGTTCTTTAATCCATCAGGTATTGAACTCGCTAAGATGAACGATTTCCTTTCACTTAGAGAAATTTCAGTAATAAACCGTACAATTGGAGCAATGATCCCAGATTTCAGAGATTTAACTGGAGCAGTCTCTTCAATTGACACATTATTCAACAGAAAATTCAGCCAGTGCGGAGTATTTTGTGCAATCGACTACAAGAAAGTTGACATGATCGACTTAACTAATTCTACTTTTGATAGCGGTAGCTCAACCGAGCCGATCGCAGAACAACGAATTGACTTAGTAGGTTACGGTTTTGACGAACTTAACACGACTGACAATACTAAACAACTTTACACAGTAGATAACGGAATCAGTACAGTTGATCCAGTTGCTCTGATCGACGTATTAAGTTACAGAAAATCGGCTGGCTACGAGTATTATTTCGCATTGGATAACGTTGATTACAATTCAACTTATGCCGCTGGCGAAACATACACAGTTCAAAAGCTTTCAGGTCCATCAAATTTACCAACTGGCGACAAGTACATTGTTGCAACTATCGGAAGTAAATTGTATAACGCATGGGCAAATGGATTCATCAAAACTGGAGATACTCTACACTACTTAGCTGCTCCATCTAGCACGCCTACTACTCTTTACTTATCAACCGATGGCTTAGTCAAAACTCAAAGCACCGGACAAATCAAGTACATCGAGTTTTACGCTTACCAAGATGCAGCATTCCAAAATCAAGTTGACGTTGAGTACATAACCGACGGAGCTGTTAGCCCGGCACCGGCATACTTGCACATCAAATCAACTAACACTACTCAATTCAAAGCAGATTTCGATTTGACTGATTCTAACTACTTCATCACTACTGGAGCCAGCAACTACAAGTTCTTCTCTCCAAATCAAGTGGTATTTACGTTAAATCCTTCACTTTACGGAAACGTAGCTAAGAAAGAAACTGCAAATACTGGATACACATACGATTCAGCTAAGAGAACTCTAGTAGATTCATTCTTTAAAGTCGGTCAATGGGTTAAAGCTGGAATAGTCAAAGATGCAAATGGCGACCAAGTAATTCGTAATCGTGCACTAAGAATTAAGTCAGTTTACTCTCAACTAGTTACTGTAAACTACGGACCTTCTAGCTTACCGGTTAAGACTCTAAAATACACAATCACAGTCGATACGGCTGCTGATTCAAACATTACAGGCATTGACATTACGCCAGCTTCATTAGCTGGAAATGCAGGCCTTAGCGTTTACAAAGGAATCAAAAACTACGTAACTGATCTTAGAGGTTTCTACGTACCTGCAATGCAAGTTGATGAAAGCGGATTGTATCCTAACGGAACAGCTGAGCGTCAAAATACTATCTTGGACTACATGTTCAACGATACTAACATTGCTTCTACACTAGCCGATAATGAAACATTAGACTATCGTTACATCATCGATTCTTATGAAGGTCAAATTTGGAGCGCGTCTAAGCAGCAACTTGCTCAGCTTGCAGCAAATCACGGAAAAGCCTTAGCTATCCTAAATGCTCCATCCTTTGCACAATATGAGAAATCAATTGATCCAAGCTTCATTGATGTTAACACAAACCTAGTATCGGCTGAATACATTTCAACTGGTGGTAATTTATCATCTAATCCATCTTACACATTTGGATTTGCAACAGGAGAGAAAAACGGTATTTCGATTGCATCTTATGCTGCATACTTCATGCCTAACTTAGTAATCTTTGAAGGCGGTAGAAATAAATCAATTCCACCAGCATCATACGTTGCAAACACGTACATGAAGAAATACAGTAGCGGTAATACTTTCTCAATCGTAGCAGGTAAAAGAGGTATCATTACTGAACCTGAAATTACAGGAGTTGAGTACGACTTAACTAATGACGACAGAGACTTCTTGGAACCAGCAGGTTTCAACTTGATCGTTAGACGTAGAGGTTTCGGTGTTATGATTTTCTCAAACAACACCGGATACCAAAGAGTTAAATCAGCGCTGAACAACGTTCACGTAAGAGAAGCCTTAGTAACGATTGAAAGAGACATTGAACGTATCTTATTGAACTTCCTATTTGATTTCAACGATACTACGACTAGATTAAGAGTTAAGACTCTCGTTAAGAACTACTTAACTGCGGTTCAAGACGCTAGAGGTATCTCAACATTTGACGTAGTCTTTGATGATTCAAATAACGGAACTGAAGTTCTTGAAAATAATGCAGGTATCATCGATATTATCGTTGACTTCCCAAGAGGTATTCACAAGTTCATCAACCGTATCACAATCACAAGAGCTGGAGGTCAATTGGCTTCTCAATCTACTGGATTTACACCATCGTTCTAATCTAATAATAATTTCACAAAAAAAGGACTCATTAGAGTCCTTTTTTATTTAGAGCCGACCGGATTGGTCAGAGTTCCACCACTCGGTTTGAGTCCGAGAACTTTAGTCTTCAACTGGACCTAAAATTTCCTCAACTACTCGAATCGTGTCGGTCGAATCGTTGTGTAAAATTCCAATTCCTCCAGCCTTAGTCCATTTTTCTAATTTTCTATCGAAATCATCGATTAGAATAGGTTCTTTATCTAATAGGGTTTTTGCAGGCTCAACGTAATCATGCTTGTGATTAGCTAAGATGAACCGTGTATCCTTTGTGAAATTCGCAGGATCCTTTACTGGATCTTGGTCAATTCCCAAATGGCGCTTTACCCATTTAGCTTTTCCTGTAAAACAGCCAGGGTGTTTACTCGGAGAGGACAGAATTATCGGATCGTATCTTTTAAGATAGTCCCATAGCTCTCGACCGTCTTTCATCCATTGTAGATTTTCCCAGAAGGCCTCGCCTAATTCATCGATTAACGGCCATAACGAATCCTTACCGTGAGCCGTTTCATAGGCTTTAGGAGAAAGTTTTTCAGTATTGCTCGGAAGCTCAATAAATCCTCTGTCGAAATCAACCAGAACTCCGTCAAGATCACAAAAGATCCTGAAATCGTTTGATTTTTCCTCGTTCACGAATTGCGCGAAACTTTTAAGATTGCTCATTTAATTCAAATTGGGTTTCTTGATCCTTATTGATTATGGCTAAGAGATCGTTTGCCATTACCAGATGGTAGTTTTGACCATCCCATTTTACGTCTAGTCCCGAATATCTTTGATATAGAACTCTGTCTCCAACTTTGACTGGGCATTTTGAATTATCTGCGACTAGGTGGCCCAGTCCAATAACTTTACCCGTATTAGGACGCTTTCTAGCATCTACTGAAAGTAGGATCCCCGTCTCAGTTTTTACCTCTACGCTATCAGGTAGAATCAGGAGTCTTTCAAATAATGGAATGAATCCTTGTTGAACTTCTATGCTCATTAGTTCTTGTAATTTTTTTTGAATTTGTAATAGTTAAACTTACGTCTAGCTGTTAAGTCAACGCTTTGTTTGATCGATTCTAGCACATCAGTTGGAAAAACTGCCGTGCTTAAACGAATTAGTGTCTTATTACGATTAAGATTATTCTCGATCGTCTGCCATTCACCAGGTTCCTTTATCTTTAGAACGTCACATGTAACTTCACGTAAAATATCAATGAAACCCTGATCACCTGAATCAATTAAAGAGGTGATGTCTTTCCAATCATAAGATTCACGTAAGTAATCGATTATCTTGCTTACTTTGGCTGGAGTCATTTTTGGATGAACTCTTGGGATATTATCCGAAGCATCACCAGATAAACACTTAGTTAGAATGTCTAGGGTTGGATCAACGGTTAAGTGCTTGTAGTCCTTTTGCGTTAAATCATTAATTATATTAATGATTGCTGAATTGTCAATAGATTCAATGTCAAAATTGAATAAGTCTACTTCAGTTTCTTGGACTTGACCAAAATCTTCAGTTGTGTAGATCTTTTTGTATTTAGTCATTTGTTTAGGCATAATTAGAATTACTTTACGTTTGTTACTTTCAAGTAATTGTGTTAAATCCTTGTCTACCGACCAAATACAGATGTCCTCCTTTAGATTTTCGCAAATGTAGGCAATTAAGTCATCACCTTCCGCTCCTGGAACTCTATTAACAACGATTCCGTATTCATCGGAGATTGTGTTTAGAATTTCGGTTTGAAAGTACTCAAAAAAGAGATAGATCTTATCGTCGTACTTACGCTGGCCCTTGTAAGAGAAATCTCCCTCACCGTGAGTTTCAAAATGTTCTTTAATGTACTTCTTTCTCCAACTCTTAGAGTCGAATACGAAAAACACTGAACTGATATTTTCCTTAAACGGAGCAAGAATACTTCCAAGATAGTTTACTGAAAACGCTCTGAAAGTATCCTTGCTTGCCTGTTTAAGCATGAATTTATCGTCATTCAACAGATCAGAGACGTAATACTTTTCGCCCACGCGTTTATCATTAGCCAAGATGTTCTTTGCTATGCTAACTGCGACATTAAGAAAGGCATTTCCATCAATGATTAAATTCATGTTAGTTTTGTTTAGGTTGTTCTACATTAGGTTGAGGTTTACTCAACGTTTTAATAGCTTTTGCAATCAATTCAGCTTCGTCCAAATTAAATACTCCTTTAGCTTGACAGTGGTTAGCTGATGAAACTAGCACAAGAACTGCATGCTCTGGAGTTAAATTTGCCAAGAACTTTTCGTAGTCTTCTTGGTTAGTGTAGCTGATTGAAGATAGTAAAGTTGCGATGGGTTGCTGTGCCTCCGCTTGAGGAGCCTCAACTTCGCCTTTATTAACTTCTGCTTGATTAGCGTTTTTCTTATTTGCCATGGTATTTGGATATTTTTATAGGTCTGCGAACAAATCGTCTAGATCATCAGACTTAGCTGGAGCAGATTTAACTGGTTCAACCTTTGCTGATGGAGCTGGGTCACTTGCAAAATCATCATCAAGATCAATTGACATTGCGCTTGATTTTGAAGCTGGAGTAGAACCGAATTCAATATCTTCTCCCATTGGGGCTTGAGAACGATTTACTGGTTTTGAGTTGGTGAAGTGCTTCTTCATTCTCTCATCCTTTGTGTTCGCAACAAGATTCTCAATGATTTGTTTGTAAGGAACGATTGCTTTAATGTATTCTGCAACCTTTTCGTACTCATTGTCAGTCCATTCTTTTAAGAAATACTGACTCATGTCCGGTGAATTCTTTTTGAAGTACTCGCTAGTGAACTGCATTACTTTAGGATCAGTAGAAACTGGGATTTCTTTACCTCCGTGAGTAATGATCAATGGGCTAACTTCATTCATGAATTTACTTGAACTGAAATCTCTCCATGCTTTGGTTTTACGCTTGATAACCAATACGAAATCCTTACCTTGAGTAAGTGAGAACGGATTGATTTTTTGAGTTGTTACCAATTCTGATTCTGGATTGATTTCTTGCTGAATCAAGTTGTCAATTGTGTAACCGTAAGAGTACACCTTGATTTGTCCTTCTAAGTTAGGGAACTGAGGATCTTTCTTGATGTAAACACAAGAATAATAGTTGTAATAGCGATTGAAGTACTTTTGGATTTCCTCAACGATTTGAGGCTCCTCATTTTTCAAACGTTTTAACTCTAGGTCCAAAGTCCAAAGAATTGATGAAGCTCCCGTAGTTGAAGGGCAATCTACATACAACTTCTCATTGGTTAGAGGGTTGATAAGTTTAGCAGCATACTTTTTGTAGCGGCTTTTAGACGGATCCGTTACCCATGGGATAAAACGAATTACCGATTTGTAAATACCGTTCTGACCTTGGTCTGGACCGGGATTGTACATGTTCTCGTCGACTTTACGAGCAGCGGATGATGATTTTCCTGAGAAATCATCGAGATTGAGATTGAATAGATCTTCCATGTTCAAAATGATTTTAATTTATAAAATTGTACTAAAAAACCGTAAGTAGTTTCAAAAAATAAGGGCGAGTTTTTTAGACCCGCCCTTAAATGTGAACTTTTTATTAAGAGATTAAGCTTTAGGCTCGCTCGTCTTTGCTTCTTGAACGTGAGTTCTGCCGGCTTGACAAACTGCTTTGATGTCTTGTAAAAGTTTACGAGTTCTAGTTCCAGCAGACTTGTTACCTTTTTCGTAGAACTTCACAGTTTCGTTTTCAAGTTGAGAAACTGCTTCTTTTAATTCAGTTAACCATTGTGGTGTCATAATTTCAAAGATTTTTTGTATCTTATATAGTAAAATTTCACCCGGTTTTAAATATCAATAAACTTTGTTGGAAAATTTAGCTTCTGGGTAAACTTGTTTTGCAAATTGTATCCAAGTTTTAATGACTTTGTTGAATTCTGTGTCATTTATTAATCCTGATCTAAGAAATGGATTTAGATAGATTTCAAATTCTTGATCAATTGGAATTCTCTTTCTGACTGCCGCTGCGTGCATTCCAGCAACCATTGCTGGAATTTCATCAGACAATAAGAAGTACTTGTAGGAAGTTTCAGCCTTTGACCTAACTTTGTTTGGGGTTTTTAT